TTCAGTTACGATTGCTCCCAACTTTTTGAATAATTTTCGAGCCGAGCCGACATAACCGGTGTAGCCTTCACGCAGTGAAGCTGTTGGAATAAATGCGACTTTCTTATTTTCAATTTCTTCCTTTATCAGACTTCCCACACTTGAAAAGTGCGAACATAAAAATAGTTTCATCAATATTCTCCTTTATAAATTCCGATTTGTCATCCTCACTTAAAAACATTATACCACACCTTTTTGAATTTTTCTACCGCTTACAATCGGGAGCGACCTTACAGACAGCACCACCTCGGAATGACCTCGATCCGCTGCACATTTCCTGCACAGGCGATGGTGGTCGTTCCCGGCTTGAGCATAGGAAAGCCGTCGCCGGTAACGGTATCGTTTTTGAGGGTGGTATCCTTAAAGCAATTCATGAGTTCGCTGTCGATCTCGATGTACTCATCCAGATTGGAAATCATCATGCCTCGACCTTGGGGCTGTATCATTATTACCACCGTACCGCTGCCATAGAGCTTAATATACGGTCGGCTCTCAAAAGCAGTGGGATTTGTAATCGTCAGTTCGGATGCGTCTACTGTCACTGTCTGCTGTCCCGCAAAGCTATACTTGAAGGGTTTGCAGTTGAAGGTCACGGTGAAGCAGCCGATTTTATTCAGTTGCTCCTCAATATCCAGATTGCCGGATATGACTCCGTAACGGAAATACTCCGCATCGTAGGAGTCGGTGAGTTCGTGGTATCTGTCCGGCTCGGAGTACAGCCAGCCTTTGATGTCCCGCAGGTTGGATGCAAGGGCGGCTACGTTCTTCCGTGCGAGGAACACCGTGTAGGTCACTTTGATGTTGGCAAAGCGGCGGTTGGGATTGATGATGTCGCCGCTTCTGCCGGGAATGGAGATGAACTCCGCATCGTACTCCGGTGCGGAGAACACGTCCTTCTTCTCGATATGCAGACCGAACTCAGCGGAACTGCGGCCGTTGTAGGTAAAATAGGTCATGCGAATACCACTCCTTTCCGCTGGGCGAACTGGTTCGCCGTTTCCATGACTTCATTGGTGAGCTGACGGATGTCCTCGCTGCTGTAATTGTTGAAGGTGGCGATGTTCAGAGCGATGGTGAAAGCGGACGTCGCCTTGCCGACCACGCCGTCCACGGCGGAGCGAATCGAGCCGTTCACATCAAAGTCGGTTGGCAGAGCCGTCTGCATATCGTGAGCGAGGTCGCCCATGACGCCGTTGATGTCCTCCGCCATTCCTTCTGCGGCTTTGACCGCTTCATCACCGTTGTCGTCAATGGAGCCAGCCAGACCCTTGACCAGCATTTCACCGACCCATGCCATCTCCTTCGAGGGCGAATGGATACCAAAGAAATCGCAGATGCCGTCCCAGATGGAGGAGATCCACCCGGACACCTTGTCCCACAGCCACGAGGCAAGCTGGGTAATACCGCTCCACAGTCCCTTGACGATGTTGCCGCCGATCTCCACGATTTTGTACATCAGAGAGCCAAAGGCTTTCACGATGCCCGCAATGATCTGCGGCACGGCCTTGACGATCTCCACGATGATAGTGGGCAGATTCTCGATGAGGGACACGAATAGCTGTACGCCTGCCATGATGATTTTGTCGATATTCCCGACCAGTGCATTGACGATGCCGGAGATAATTTGCGGAATCGCCTGCACGATGGTCGTGATGATCTGCGGCAAAGCCTGTATCAGCGAAATCAGCAGGTCGATGCCCGCTTGAATAATGAGCGGTATGGCATTCAGCACCGCAGTGATAATGCCGTCAATGATTTTCGGAATGGCTTCCACGATTGCCATAATGATATCCGGCAAGGCAGTCACCAGCGAAGTCAGAAGCTGGATGCCTGTTTCAATGATCTGAGGAATCGAATCCAGTAAGAAGGTAATGATACCGTTGATGATCTCCGGCAGAGCGGCAATCAGCACGGGCAGTGCGTCCAAAAGTCCCTGGGCAAGACCTGTGATAAGCTGCAAGGCTGCATCCAAGAGCATCGGCAGGCTGTCCACCAGACCTTGTACGATGGTGACGATTGCCTGCACCGCCGCCGGGATGAGCGTGGGCAGCGCATCCGCAATTCCGGTCACCAGCGTGGACACCAGCTGAACCGCAGCCTCAATAAGCAGGGGCAGATTCTCAATCAGCGTATTCACGATGGTCATGAGCGCGGACACCGCCGCCGGGATAAGCTGCGGAAGCAGGGATAGAAGCGTTTCCAGCACCTGCGAGAACAGTTCGGTGACCGCCTCCAGCAGTGTGGGCAGCAGTTCACCCACAGCCGTCAGCAGGGCATCCAGCGCCGTGGGCAGAGCCGCCACGATGTTCTCGATGACCGGGGTGATGTTCGCCACCACGGTCTTGAAGGCATCCACCATGTTGTTGCACAGCAGCTCCATGTCAGCGTCCGCATCACCAAAGCCTACGATGAGGTTCGACACGGCGGATTTCAGTGCATTGACAGAGCCGGAAATGGTAGCTTCGGCTTCCTTGGCAGTTGTGCCCGCAATGTCCATGCTCTCCTGCATGACATGAATGGCTTCCACCACATCCGCATAAGAGGAGATGTCGTACTTGACACCGGATATTTTCTCCGCATCGGCAAGCAGTCGCTCCATTTCCTGCTTCGTGCCACCGTAGCCCAGCTTGAGGTTATCGAGCATCGTATAGTTCTGCTTGGCGAACCCTTGGTAGGCATTCTGAATGGAGGACATATCCGTGCCCATCTTGTTGGCGTTATCGGACATATCCGTGATTGCCATATCCGCATACTTTGCGGCTTTCTCGGTATCACCGCCGAGAGACTGGATCAGGCTTGCGGAAAAGCCCGTGACCGTTTCCATGTACTCATTGGCAGAGAGTCCTGCCGTTTTGTATGCGTTTGCGGCATACCGCTGGATCTCCTGCGAGGAATCCTTGAACAAGGTATCCACACCGCCGACCAACTGCTCATAGTCTGCATAGGCGGCGATGACCTCTTTGCCGAGCTTCACGGCGGCGGCACCTGCGGCAACGGCCACAGCACCGAGCGCCACACCTACGGTTTTGAGAACCTTGCCGAAGCCTTCAAACTTACTGCCTGATTCCTCCGCAGCCTTGCCGCCCTCCTTGATGGCTTTCTCATTTTCGTCCAGCTCCCGGTTCATGTCGTTGAGGGTTGCTTCTGCATTGTTGAGTTGGATCTGCCAGTTCTGGGTGCGGCGGTCGCTTTCTCCAAAGGAGGTGGCGGCATTCTGCAGAGCCTTGCGAAGGGTGTCGATTTTTGTCGTCTGCTCGTCGATCTCTTTTCGCAGCACCTTATTCCGTGCGGCGAGAGCCTCCACGGATTTATCGTTTTTATCGAACTGAGAGGTGGCGAGCTTCATTTCGGAGCCGAGCACCTTGAAGGACTGGTTGATGTCCGCCAGCGCTTTTTTGAACTCCTTTTCGCCCTCAAGACCGATCTTCAGTCCGAAACTATCTGCCATGTACCGTCACCTCCTTAAATGCCGTCCGGGATAATATCGTCAATGTAGTGTTCGTGAGCAGGAATAGCCTGCCCGTTATACTGTTTGTGGCACTCCCACAGATCCAGCAGAAGTCCAAACGGCATCAGCCACACTTCATCCTGGCTGAGATGAAGATGGGCAAGGCCGTAATAAAGAAGCCGGGTAAACAGCTCCGCATCGGAGACCGTTACCCGACTTGTGCGTTTTTTGCGTCTTTCACGCTTTCCACATTCCGCTTGGTGCCCTTGTAGAGCGCCTCCGTAATGGCGGTTTTGTATCCGGCGAGGTCGAGGGGCGTGGTCAGAAGCTCCACCACATCCTCCGTGAGCAGCTCCTTGGGATGCTCTTTATCCTTGAGGTTGTGAATGAGGATGCTCTGATTTGCCAGAAGCGTGATGAGCCACACGATCTCTCCGATGGCCATTTCAAAGTTCTCGGACTTCATCAGCTTCTCTCCGAGGTTTTCCAGTCCGCCGTATCGACCGGCGATCTCCTTGGTGGCTTTGGTTGTGAGGAGCAGCGTGTACTCCTCTTCACCGATGGTGATGACTGCGGTTCTTTCGTTATCCATTGTGCGTTACCTCCGTTAACCCTGTTTTTCGGGTGTCGTGGTATAGGTCGGCTCATAGACTTCCTTATACCAGTTCGTGATAGTCGCAGCGGTCACATCGCCCTCCAGTGCCTCCGCTTTCCACGGGTGCTTGCCGCCTGCGTCTGCCTTGTTGCGGCGCAGAATGGTGCCTTCAATGGTCGGCGTGGAGAAGGTGATGCTGTCGCCCTTGGTGGCAAGGTTCGTCGCCGGAATACCGAATTTCACACGGTACAGCCAGTAATACTTGTACTTGCCGTTGGATTTCTTGGCGCGGAAGCCCACCGCCACAGGGTCGCCGCCGTCCTCGGATGCAGAAATCAGCACCTTGTTTTTGTCGATGGTCGCACCTGTGAGGTCGGATGCCGCCGTAGAGCCGATATCGTCAATGCCGAGGGAGAGTGTGCCGGATTTGAATTCCTTCACAATCTCCGAAGCGCCGTCGTCGGCATAGAGCGTCGCCTCTGCCAGTTCCACCGAAAGGTCAGCGGAGATGGCTTTGGCAAGCTGGGACGGCGTACCGTAGGTTTCCTCACCGGCGTCGTTCTCGGTGATTTTTGCGTAATACAGTCTGTCAAGACCGATAGTCGCCATAACTTATTCCTCCAATTCGTAGATTTTCGCCACATCAATGGCGTAGTGATGATAGCCGGTATCGGTCTCAAAGCCGATGTACCGGCGGTCAGTAATATAAAAATCTGCACCCAGCAAGGCGCGGACAAGCGCGTTTTTCAGTTTGGTGTAGCTGCCCTTTGTGAAGAGGGACAGCCGTGCCTCCTGCGTTTCGCAGCCTGGGGCGTTGTCGGCGTGAAGCTCGAAGTTGTCCGACAGCGGCGTGATGACCAGATAGGTATCCGGTGCTTTGCAGGAGAACACACCCGTTTCCACTGGAACACCGCAATGCTCGGCGATGGTTTGTAAATCGGATAGAAGACTCACAGCTTTTCCACCTCCTCATCCAGTGCCTTGGTCATGGCATCGATGCATTCCTGCCGGGATGCCGTTTTCGCAGGCTTCAGAAACGGCTTTGCAAGCTGACCGTGCTTGCCGTATTCGAGAATGTTGGCCAGCTTGGCATTGCTGCTGCCGTCCGAGCGGGGTTCTGCGAAGCCGACCTTGATGTCGTGGTTACCGTCCCGGTTCAGCTTGGAGGGAGAAAGGCCAAGCGCACCTTCCAGTTCGCCTGTGGTGCGGGATTTGAACTTTGTCCCTCTGCCAATAACAGAGGAGAGATTGCTCTTGACTTTTTTCAGCAACACCTCGCCACCGACCTGCAGGACGGTATCCGCCACGCTGTCAAAGTTGCTGCCGAGCTTGGATATCTTCAGAAGGAAATCCTCCGGCATTTTCATGTCGCACTTAGCCAACGGTCGGCACCTCCTTCTTTGCCAGCACCTCAATGTACATCCCACGCCCCTTTACATCCTCCACGGACACAATATCGTAGCGGCAGTCATCGCAAATGAGAAAATGGTCGGTAGTGACCGTCAGCCCAGGAATACACCGAAAGCGGAACAGGTCGGTCGCTTCGCTGAATGCAGCGAGGTTCGCCCAACGCTGACTGCCGTGCCGGCCTTCCCGGTACACACGGGCGGAAGCGAGGACTTCATCCTCGGAATGGGTGAAGCCCTCGCTGTCTTTGACTTGGCGGGTTTCCACGATGTCTGCAAAGCCGTTCATCTTTCCGAAACTCATATCTGCCACCGCCTATCCAAGCGGAGCAGCAGATTGACCGTGTTCCACACCTGCTGTGCCGCTCCGGTGTTATCCGCAAAGAAGCCGCCCGTGCTGCCGTCCCGGCTTTCATAGAAGTGGGATGACAGCATAATGACGGCTTGCTCTGTGGTGGCTGGCATGGGATTCTCCTTATAGAACCCCTCCGGGATGTGCTGGTAGCTTTCGGCGTAAGAAACAGCGGCGGTGATGTAGCTTTTCAGCAGGGCATCATCCGCCGTATGTTCCAGGATAAGGTTGGCTTTCACTTTGGAAAGAAGCTCGTCCATCACCGCCGCCTCCTCTCATTAACCGCCGGAAGAAGCGGAGCCTTTCTGCTGCAGTACCTTGATGGCTTCGGGCAGAATGAGCTTGCCGTCCAGGCGCTTGGATGCGATGAAACCGATCTGACCGGTCTCCGCAAAGCGCTCGTTCAGACGCTTGAAGGTAATACCCAGGCGGTCGCCGATCCAGTAGTAGTTGAAGTCGCCGAAAGCAACGGTCTTCTTACCGGCCGCCAGCTCCGGCGCATAGGGAGAGGTGTAGATACGCTTGCCGAGCAGTGTATCAAAACCGCCCTCATGCAGAGCGGGCTGCCACAGATACTGTCCGTTGGAGTCCTTCAGCTTGCGGATGTTCTTCATGGTGGAGTCGTTCAGAAGCCACACGGCATTCTTGCGATAGGCACTGTTCAGAGAGTAGAACAGGTCGATCAGCTCGTCGGCAGTGATGGCGGTCGCGGAAGCCGCCGTGACACCAAGCTGACCGCCGCCCGTGGCATTGAAAATACCCGTGGGCTTGCCGCTGCCGTCGCCGGTGAGGAACGCCTCTTCCTCCTTGTTGCCGATACGACGGGCGAACTCGGTGCGGAAGTAGTCTTCCAGGTCAAAGGCAGAGTCGTTCAGAAGCTCCTCGGACACCTTGATCATGGTAGCGACCTTGTGTGCGCCGATGAGCTGCTGACCGAAAGCATCGTCACCTTCGGGAATGGTGCCTTCCTCATCGACCCAGGCGGCAGTGCCCTTGGTGGCGACGATGGGGATCTTGTGACTGCCGGACGCAGTGGTAATGACATGAGCCAGGCTCCTGACTGCATTCTCGGCTTCGAGGGACTGCACCAGCGTCTGCTCGAATTCATCGGGGACGAGGTAGCCGCCCTCGCTATCCACGCCTTCCTGCAGAGCGTTGCGGATCTCTGCGGTCATCATACCGCCCTTGGTACGGGCCTGCGCCCAGAACGCCTTCTTATAGGTGTCGGAGGCACGACCGATCTTGGTGTCCACCTTTGCCGTATCGGGCTTCTGCGTGATGGGCGTATTGACCGGAGTGTTCAGCTCGCGCTCAAAAGCGTCCAAACGCTCCTGGCGCTTGATCTCACGGCCGAGGTCGACGATCTCCTGTTCCATCTTCTCATAGGTGGCGGTGTCCTCAGCAGAGAGGACGCCTTTGTCACTTCTGTGGGAGTCGAGGAACGCCTTCGTCTGCTCCCAGGTCTTTGCACGCTGTGCGCGCAGTTCGTTGATCTTACTCATTGTTTGTATCCTCCTTAAGGTTTGATAAGTGCGAGTCTCTTTTCGAGCTCGGAGATGGGTGTGCCTGCGGGTTTCGCAAGTTCGGACGGGGTGTGATGGCTCTTGACCTTGGACATGAGCGAGTTGGTGACGGCTCTGCGGCTGAACACGAAGCTGTCCTCCGCAGCGGCGCTTTCACCGTCTGCCTTGAACAGCAAATCATCGGCAAAGCCCAGCTCCACAGCCTTGTTGGCATTCATCCAGGTCTCGGCATCCATGAGGTGGCTGAGCTTGGCACGGGACAGGCCTGTCTTGATCTCGTAGGCATTGATGATGCTTTCCTTGACTTCGGAGAGCATATCGATTGCCTTCTGCATCTCCTCGCTGTCACCGATAGCGACCGTCAAGGGGTTGTGGATCATCATGAGCGCCGTGGGCGACATGAGCACCTTTGTACCCGCCATCGCAATGACGGATGCGGCAGAGGCGGCAATGCCGTCGATTTTCACAGTCACATTGCCCTTGTAATCCATCAGCATATTGTAGATTTGGGCTGCCGCCACGCAGTCACCACCGGGCGAGTTGATCCAGACAGTGATATTCCCGGAGCCGGACATCAGCTCATCCTTGAAAAGCTGCGGCGTGACATCATCGTCAAACCAGCTCTCCTCAGCGATTGTGCCGTTTAAGAACAGGGTTCTCTCTTGGATCTGTTCCTGCGTCTCCTCGTTTGTCACTGTCCTGTTTTTCCAATTCCAGAACTTCTTCATCGGATTTTTCCTCCTTTCCGTTATCGGTGTTGATATTTGCAAAAGCTCCGGCGTTTTGCAGCGGGAGCATATTGCCGTTGATGAGGTATAAGTCGCCGCCGTCCTCTGCCGGGATGCGGTCGAGGTTTTCCAGCTCACGGATGTCGTTGGCGGACAGCCAGCCGTTCTGGCGGCCGATAGCGTACCCGTTCATGCGGCTCTGGTAATCGCCGCGAAGCAAGCCTTCCAGATTGAACTTCACGAAATACATGGCTTTTTCGTCCTTCGACAGGAGCGACCGTTGAATGGATTGTTCCCAGCGGATGACCCATGGGTCAAGGGTGTATTTCACAAACTCAAGGGACTGCTGCTCGATATTAGAAAAGCTCGACTTTTCCAGGTCGCCGACCATGTGGGGCGGGACTCGGAAAATTCGAGCAATTTCATTGATTTGGAATTTGCGTGTTTCGAGGAACTGTGCCTGCTCCGGCGAAATGCCGATTGGCGTATATTTCATGCCTTCTTCCAGTACGGCGATCTTATTGGCGTTGCCGCTGCCGCCGAAGGTGGACTGCCAGCTCTCCCGCACACGCTGTGGGTCTTTGATCGTACCGGGGTGTTCTAACACACCGCCCGGAGCGGCACCGTTGGCGAAGAACTTTGCACCGTATTCCTCACAGGCAATCGCCATGCCAATGGCGTTTTTCGCCATAGCGATGGGACTGTAGCCCACCAGACCGTCAAAGCCCAAGCCAGGGATGTGAAGTACCTCGGATGGGTCGAGATACACCGTCGAACCTTTCATGGTGGGTGCATCATCGGACTGGGTGGAATAGAGGTAATAGAGCTTGCCGTTCTTGTCCCGGTTGACCTCCATGCGATTGGGCATAAGTGGGTACAACGCCACCACTTCACCTTTGCCGTTTCGGATGATCTGAGCGTAAGCGTTGCCCCAGAGGAGTAGGTGCGTCATGAGTGTTTCCCGGAACACGAAAGAACTCATCTCCGGGTTCGGCTCATCGTGGAGCAAGCGGTAGAGCGGATGGTCGAGCGCCATTGCCTTGCCGCCACTGTCCGTGTATTTATAAAGGTGCAGCGGCAGACCTGCGACAGCCTCAGACAGGATGCGGACACAGGAATACACGGCGGTCATCTGCATGGCGGAGCGTTCCGTCACCGTTTTGCCGGAGGTAGTACCACCGAAGAAAAAGGCGTAGTTGCTGCCCGATGTGCGGTTCTGAGGCTTGTCCCTGGATTTGAACAGCCCTGAAAAAATACCCACCTAAATCACTCTCCTTCAAAATGGGCAAAAGAAAAGCACCTGCCCGTAGACAGATGCTTGAAATACGCAGTTTTTGCGTGTTATTTTGTTTAAAAATGCGCAACTTTCAAAAGTTTCTGCAATTTAGTGCAAAAACTTTTAATTCCGATTCAAAAATGCATCACTTACTCGCTCAGCAGCCAGTCAATCAGACCTTCTGACTTGATTCCATCATATGAAGTATCGAGCCCCGGATCAAGGGACAGCACGATTTTTTCATAGTTATCACGGATTTTCTGCAAGGGCGCGAGTTCTCTTTTGCGAACATCCTCACTTTGCATGGATTCCGTAACCTGGATATACTTTTTGTCATCCGCAGATGTGGCAATGAAGTCTACCTCGGTATTATCGATTTTACCGATTGCCACATCGTAACCACGGCGCAGCAGTTCAAAGTATACGATGTTTTCAATTGCGTGTCCGCTGTCTCGATTTCGGAAACCGAGCAGATAATTCCGCAATCCGATGTCAACGATATAATACTTCCCAAGAGTACGAAGGTACTCCTTTCCCTTGATATCGAACCGCTTGATTTCATAGAAGAAATAGCTTTCCATCAGTGCGTTTACATACGCTTGAACCGTGTGTGCGCTCGGAGTACCTTTCCGTTTACCATCCTCCAGCAGACCCTCATTCATCAGGGTATTGCCGATGGAGGAGATGGAAATGCTGCTTCCGATGTTGTCGGCAAGAAACAGAATGATCTTACGGAGCAGCACCGGGTCTGTGATCTGTCTTTGCCCGCGCCGCTTTTCACGCTCCAGAATATCCCGAACCACGACTGTGGAGTAGATTCCGTCAAGGAGCGTCAGTGCCTTTTCCTGGTCGAGACCTACATCGGCAATACCCGGCATTCCTCCGAAACGCATAAAAGCGTCAAAGACCTCCCGCATCTCGTATCGCTCACCGTTTTTATCAAATGCCTGTCGGCGAAGTCCTCCAAGTGCGCTCTGTGTTTCTCTGACTTCGAAATCATGAAAATACAGGAATTCTCTGAAAGACAGCGGGAGCATTTTTATTTCCACGCACCGCCCGGAGAGATATGTGGAGTATTCCGATGAAAGCAGGTAAGCGTTAGAGCCTGTAACATAGATATCGCAATCCAGATCCACACGAAAAGCGTTGATGGCGTCCTCCCACGCTTCTATTCTTTGTAACTCATCAAAAAAGAGATACATCCGTTTGCCAGGTACAGTGCGCTCTTTCACATACTCATATACGTCATCCGAGGTCATTTTTCTGAAATCGTGGGATTCGAAATTCATCTCAACAATTTGCTCCAGTGCAACGCCGCTTTCCTTGAGGTGAGCGACCATCAGCTTTAACAGGCTGGACTTTCCGCAGCGGCGAATGCCTGTAATTACCTTAACCGGTTCGGTATCCTGAAAACCGATCAGCTTTTCAAGATACCGATCCCGTTTTTTCAGTTCATGAGATTCTATCATGGTACATTCCTCCTGTCAGCATTAGTATAGCACAAACTTATAAAAATATCAAGTATTTGCAATCGAGAGCAAAAACTTTTGCTTTTCGACAGGGAATGCACACAACTATATAAACAGCAGACCACGGCGGTCGTACACGCTCTCGCCTTTATCATTTCCACAGCGAATCGCACGGTCAAGCGCCATAATAGTAGCCACGGCACCGTCGATTTTCTCTGTGGATTTCTCTTTGTCCGGCTTGATGTTGCCTGCCGGGTCGGTGCGGATGAAAATGTTGTCCATCATCCAGCGGAGGACAGGTTGCCCGCCGTGGGCAATGCGCTGTTCCAGCACCAGTTTCATCAGTTCCTTGGTGGGTGGGGACATATCCTTGAAGCCCTGTCCGAAAGGAACGACCGTGAAGCCCATGCCCTCAAGGTTCTGTACCATCTGCACAGCACCCCAGCGGTCGAAGGCGATCTCCCGGATATTAAAACGCTCACCCAGGCTCTCGATGAACTTCTCGATGTAGCCGTAATGAACAACATTACCCTCGGTGGTCTGTAAAAAGCCCTGCCGTTCCCACACATCGTATGGCACATGGTCACGCCGGACTCGAAGGTCGAGGTTGTCCTCCGGTATCCAGAAGTACGGCAGGATGATGTACTTGTCGTCCTCGTCTTCCGGTGGAAACACCAGAACGAATGCTGTAATATCCGTTGTGGAGGACAAGTCCAGACCGCCGTAACAGACACGGCCTTCCAGATTGTCCTCGCTGACGGCGAACTCACATTTGTCCCACTTGTCCATCGGCATCCAGCGCACCGCCTGCTTGACCCACTGGTTAAGTCTCAGCTGCCGGAAGGAGTTCTCCTCGCCGGGGTTCTGCTTAGCCGACTCGCAGGCGTCCTTGACCTTGTCGATGCCGACTGTGATGCCGAGGGATGGATTGGCTTTCTTCCAAACCTTCGGGTCTGTCCAATCGTCCGATTCCTCCGCACCGTAGATGACGGGATAGAAGGTGTGGTCGATCTTGCGTCCCTCGATGATGTCTTTGGCCTTTTGGTGGATCTCATAGCAGATGGACTTCGTGTCGTTGCCGGCCGTGGTGATGAGGAAATACAGCGGCTGCATACGGGCATCACCGGAGCCCTTGGTCATAACATCAAAGAGCTTACGGTTCGGCTGGGTGTGCAGCTCATCGAACACCACGCCGTGGGTGTTGAAGCCGTGTTTGTTGCCGACATCTGCGGAGAGCACCTGGTAGATACTGCCCGTTGGCTGATAGATGAGCCGCTTCTGGGAATCCAGTATCTTGACCCGCTTAGAAAGTGCAGGACACATCCGCACCATGTCAGCCGCCACATTGAAAACGATGGAAGCCTGCTGTCGGTCGGCAGCGCAGCCGTAGACCTCGGCTCGTTCTTCTCCGTCACCACAGGTAAGCAGAAGCGCCACCGCAGCGGCAAGCTCGGACTTGCCTTGCTTTTTTGGAATTTCAATGTATGCTGTATTGAACTGTCGATAGCCGTTGGGCTTGAGGACACCGAAAATGTCCCGGATAATTTGCTCCTGCCAGTCGATGAGCTCGAAAGGCTTTCTCGCCCAGGTGCCTTTGGTGTGGCACAGACTTTCGATGAACATGACGGCATAATCCGCAGCGTCCTTATCGTAGTGCGAGGTTTTCTCCATGAACCTTGTCGGCTTGTATTTCTTCAGTTTTCTCGTTGTTCTCACCTCCAAGGCATAAAAAATAGCCGCCACCGGAATTCGGTGCGACTTTCGGTATAACGAGCAGCAGCCCCTCTCGGAGCCGTTGCTTTTAATTGTTGGTGGGTTCAGTTTTTGCCGTGGAGCAGAAGTTCCGTGGCAAGCTGGGTGTTCTCATCGGCGGGCTCGATGTCCCAACCTCTGTCGTAGTTGCAGACGATTTTGCCGCTGCGCTTGAGCATCAGCTTGGAAATGCGTCCGCCGTCGATGCCCCACTCGGAACCTTTGTCGTACTGCTTCATCCAGTAGTGAAAAACCTCGCCGTTAACTCTGATGCTGCCTTCTTTCCACATAACCGTGTACCTCCGTTTGTTTTGTTGTGAGTGTATATTACCGTCATGTCCGGGATATATCCAGTCATTTCGGAGGCATATAGTACACGATCATTCGGAGTAAAAACTGTGTATATTACAGCAGTTCTCCCGTGAGAATGAAATGCACATACTCGCCTCGGTGTTCTTCGAGGAATACCACCAGTTCGTAAAACCGCATCTCATTGGCAATGTACTGCACCATCGGCACATCAAACATATTCGTGCATCCGGTCTTGCGGACGGCAAGAATCTGCTCTCGGATTTTCTCATTCATTGTCGCACCTCCGGCAGATATCCTCGCCGTATGCCACGCTCAGACCGCAACTGTTATCCCAGGCAACCATGATGCTGCCGATGTCATCGACCCCTCGCACGGTGCCTTTCGTGCCAACAGGCGGTGCCTGGGGATCGTCCATCCGAATAAGCTCTACACGGGTGCCGACCGGGTATTCCTTACGGATGCATTCGACTGTTTCCTTGCTCGGAAATCTCATGCTGCGCACCTCCGTTCCTGAATGCCGAGGAGCCGGACAGGTGCTTCAGCAGTATTTTTCGGGCAGTCTTATATTCCGCACCGATAAAACCCAGGCGAAGCAGGAAGCAGCGGAATGCGTATTTCTCATTGTCAGTCGGTTTTTCTGTGGCATTGACCCGTTTCTGATTCCGTGCCATTTCGCACAGCTTGCAGATAAAGGTGTCGTAGGCTTGCATCTCGTCCGGGGTTGGCATCATCGGAAACCAAGGGAAGGATACCTTCGTGTCGGTGACTTCCAGTGGCAGGTCGCTCACGCCGAGGGCTTTTTTGATAAGACCACCCTTGGAGGCAATGAGTGCTTTTAGGTTTTCCAGATTGCTGTCGGCGAACAGGCTCTTCGGCATGGAAACGCAGACGCCACAGGGTTCATCCTCATCCTCGATGTGACTCTGGTCAATGTCAAAGCCCTCATCGTAGATGTGCTGCAACAGGCGTTCAATGACCTCGCTGTCGGCACGGTCATCAAAGGAAAGGCTGCCGTTTCGGTCGATGGTGAAGTAATCCACCTCATAGTTGAATGTGGGCGCACCGCAGTACTTTGCGGGGACACCGAGCCAGTCGGAGATGGTCTGCACCAGCCGCTTACGCTCTGCACCATTCACATGAAAATTCAGTTCCATTCAGAATCCCTCCACCCAAGCAAAAATAATACCGCGTCGGAAAACCCGGCACGGTAATAGCAGTTCATTGTCTCGCCGTCTGTCACAGAGTAGGCGTTTTCGCAATCGGTCAGCAGGATGCGCTGTTCGGCAGAGAGCGTATTTCTCAGCTTGTCAGCACACACGGACAGCCGCTCGATGGCATCGGACAATGATTCGTTCGGTCTGCTGCCGCAATCATTGATGCGCTCCAGTATAAAGGCATCCACGGCAGTTTTCATTGCTTCGTTTTTCATAGTAGCACTCCTTTCGTTTGGCGTACTACATATATTGCTCAGATTTCGCTGAATAGCAAGTCCTATCTGCCGGAAATGCTACATTCTACGATGTGAACAAGACATCGGCTTCATTTGCACTCCCGATTGGGTACAAAGATTTTGACTGGGACACCTATCTTTTTACAGTTGTCGATCACGAATTTCGTGCCGTGGGATGTTCCGTCCCAGAAAGCCAATACAAGGTCTGCATTCTGGATGATCGTAATATTCCGCTTGAGGGGTGCGGAGCGGCCGAACTTCTCATATTCCGGGAGAAATTCCGTCAGTTTGATTCCGTGTGTCTGCGCATAGCTCCTTGCACAGTTGTCAACACCTCTCGCACCGCCGGAAACGATCTCCGTTACATTGTCCGGCAGATATTTCCCGAGGTCATCCACCATAAGCCCTCTTGAACCGATTACAGCAACACGCATTTTCAAGCCGCCTCCAAAATTTATTGTAGATATACCGTATATCCATTTAGAACATTGTAGCACATCACAGGCATAAAATAAACATACAATATGTTTATGGAGAGGTGACCGTATGGCTATCAAGAGCGTTTCAATACGCATAGAGGAAGAAATGCTTGAAAAACTCGGCTTTGTTGCCGATTATGAAGGACGTTCCGTGAACAGCCACATTCTTGTGCTGATTCGTGAGAACATCAAAAAGTTTGAAGAGCAGAACGGCGAGATCAACGGAAGCATCCGTCCGGATGTCAATGTGAAGCCTACCAGGAAAAACTGATGAGATCGAGGAGCGGTCAATCCGCTGCCTCGATTTTTTCTGCCCACACGATCCCGCAGAGCACGAACCATACGCACGGGAGTGCCACGCCGTTGCCCCACATCTTATACTCTGCACTGTCCGAGTACGGATCTTTCAGCCACCTTGCGACCTGCTTGTCGGACTTCATCTTGCAGCCGGTCACTTCGGAGTAGGTCTTGAACACCTTGTGCCAGAAGTACAGTTCCTCATCGGTCGGCTTTTCCGTGCCAAGGTCGGCACACCAGTCGTCCGGGAAGCCCTGAAGCCGTGCGCACTCGGTGGGTGTCAGCCGTCTGACGGTGTATCCGTTTTGGATAGTGCCCGGCCCTTTTGCCACCAGCGTCGGCTGAAGCTCCTCTTCAAAGGTCGGAGCGAACTTGGCGTTCTGCCCCTGGTTGAAGGTGTCTCTGCCGATGCCGTAGCAAACGGCGGTGGGGTCTTTGTAGTCACGGGCAAGGACGGTAGGAGCCTTATCTTCGGAAACCTGGGCAAAGCTGCCGGTTGTCATGGTATAGACAGCGTGGCGGTCGATCGTATTTAGGGTGAAGCTGACATCTTCGTTGATGCCGTCACCCTGAGGACCATTTTTGTTCTCACGACCGATCATGGAGCCTTGCAGCACAAAGGTCTGCTGTTTTGTCCCGGCATTGGCACAGACTACGGCAGAGTGGTCACCGAGGTCACGGACTTCATCACGCTGATTTTGCGTGAAAGCAACAACGGCAATGCCGCCCTGATTGCAGGAGGGGTTGCCGCCGTTGCCGTCAAGCGTCCGTGCGGTTTCCGCTTCGTAGATCCCGCTGTGGGGATTATCCGACTTCATGGCATTGGAATCCTTGGAGCAGATGCCGAAGGGCTGAAGGACGCAGGTGAAGTTGTCCTTGTCCGGCATACGCTGATTTCCTCCAGCATTCTGCTTGGTGAGGGTCGGAGAAACCTGTCCGCCGTCCCAGCCGCAAGGCTCGAACAGCGTCTGGTCGTTGTTGCAGGACAAGGTGGCGGATTTGTTCTCTTGGATGAGAGGTCCCTTGCCGCCACCTTCACAGCCGGAGCGAATCTTCATCACAAGCGGCACATTGTTGCCACCTGTACCCATGCGGGAGGTCAGCGTCTGCACATTGCCGTCCTCGGAAAGTTTGACCCTGCTGTCGGTTGGATGGTTTTCCAGTGCCACCGCCGCAGGAACAACGCCTGCACGGAGCGTGGGAGAACACTCTTCCTCATAGCCGATGGTGCGGCTCTTTGCGGAATGCTCGGTGCAAAATCCTGCTGACTCCATCACGCAGGGCGGATGCCCGTGATTTTCTGCTCGGAGCGTTGCCGCAACATCCTCGGAAACTTCCATGCGGTTGCCGCCCTGGTCATTCAAAACAATGCCGTTACGACCGGTACTCATTCCGCAGTTCACGCCGAGGGTGGCGGAAGTGTCGTCCGTCAGACTGCCGTTGTATCCGTCATAGCCTGCCGCTCCAGCGCAAGGCGTAAAACTTCCGGCAGCTCTTTGCCACGAGCGGAAGCCCTCCGCAGAATACCCAGACAGGCCTTCTGACTCAAATAATATTTTTCCGGCACTTCCGCCTGCAAGATCTGCGACAAGGTAGATGCGGCGTCTTCGCTGGGGAACTCCCCAGTATTGTGCGTCAAGAGTTCGGTACGCAACGCTCCATCCATCTCCCATGTATAGGTCGGCGTAGGGCCATCGTGCCTTTTCAGGCATAGGCACCTGGGCATTCGGCTCGGCGATGCCGGTGACCGCTTCGAGGACGGCTTTGAAGTCCTCGCCCTTGTTCGAGGAGAAGGCTCCGGGGACATTCTCCCATACGATGTATCTTGGATATCTGCCACCTGTGGCACACCTCATTTCTTTGATAATGCGGACGGCTTCATAAAAAAGACTTGAACGCTTTCCGTCCAAGCCGTCTCTTCGACCAGCCACGCTCATGTCCTGGCATGGGCTGCCGAAAGTGATAATGTCCACGGGTTCGATTCTGCCGCCGTCCATAGCGGAGATATTCCCGTAGTGCTTCATAAAAGGCAGACGCTTGGTGGTCACTCGGATGGGAAACGGCTCAATTTCCGAAGCCCACACGGGAGTGATACCGGCAAGCAGTCCGCCCAACGGAAAACCCCCGGAGCCGTCAAAGAGGCTTCCGAGGGTCAAAGGCTTTTTAGTTTTCATCTGGATGCCTCCAATCGTTCTCTCAGCGCAGTGTAGAACGCTCTGCTTCGGATAGACTTTCCGGCAGCCGTCCACTCGCGCTCCAGCAAAAAACGAACCTCCAAATTCTCCACGCTGTAGTCGGCACGGAAGTTTCGCCAGGTTCGTTTATCCCATGTTTTCAGTTGCTCCCAAAGCCCTGGAAAGTGCAGATGCAGCTCCCGCAGCTTCGTCAACGATTGCAGCGGACAGCACCAGCAGGACACGCGCTTGAAATGCTCATACAGGCCATCCCAATCATATCCACGCTCATAGCAATACCGCAGGCAGTCGCGCTCCGTCCAGCCCCAATCTACCAACGGGTGTCGGTGGTTGGGATTCTGATTGTTCGCTCGTTCCAGGCGATATTGCTCATCGGCGGCAATGCCGACATATTCAATGACCTCATACTGTTTCCGCAGTTCCCTCAGAAAACGCTCTCGCGGCATCGCCTTGAGCCGTGTGGTACACCACCGCTGCCGAGGGCCAGGCCATCCGTAGCCATTCAATTGCACTCCGTATTGCCGGACGACAGGCGAATCTGCACTACGCCGTACCGGAACATCAAACATGAGTTCCTCATAGGTATGCTCGGCTCTGACGCTGGTAATTTTCTGACCGATGTCCTTTTCAACCTTTGCGATATGATCATACATAGCAGGAAATTCAAGCCCTGTATCACAGAAAAGAATGCAGTCAATTTTCATGTCGCGCTCCAGCATCCCAAGAAGCATGGCAGTTGAGTCCTTGCCGCCGGAAAAGGAAACAAGGTGATATTGCTCTTTCACGCTCACACCTCCGGTGCGGTATTTGCCACCTCAGTGAAGGGCAGTACTTTCCCATCCCGCAGAACGCTGACCTTTTCATCCGAGCCGACCTGCTCGATGTACCGTTTTACGATGACGTCGCAGAACTTCTCATCCAGTTCGATGGTATAGCAGATGCGGTCGGTCTGCTCACAGGCAATGAGCGTAGAACCGGAGCCGCCGAAGGGGTCGAGCACCACACTGTTTGCCATAGAACTGTTCTGTATCGGATAAGCCAAAAGCGGGATGGGCTTCATGGTGGGATGGTCGCCGTTCTTCTTGGGCTTGTCGAACTCCCAGATGGTGGACTCTTTACGCCCGGTGTACCACTGATGCTTGCCTTTTTTCTTCCAACCGTAAAGGCACGGCTCGTGCTGCCACTGATAGGGACTGCGACCCAGCACGAGGGACTGCTTTTTCCAGATACAGCAGCCGGAGAGATAGAACCCAGCAGCGTCAAAAGCCTTTCGGAAGTTCAGCCCCTCAGTGTCGGCGTGGAACACATAGATGGAGGCATCGTCCGCCATGACCTTCTCCATATTGGAAAAGGCATCGAAGAGGAAGTCGAAAAACTTCTCCGATGCCATGTTGTCGTTTTTGATTTTCCCGGCACTGCCCTCGTAGTTCACATTGTAGGGCGGGTCGGTAATAACGAGGTTCGCCTTGCGGCCGTCCATGAGTGCAGTGAAAGTTTCTTCCTTGGCGCTGTCACCGCAAATGAGCCGGTGCCGCCCCAGTATCCAGATGTCGCCGGACTTCGTGAAGGTCGGCTTTTGCAGTTCGGCATCCACATCAAAGTCATCCTCTTTGGCTTCGATGCAGTCATCAAAAAGTTTTGATAATTCTTTTTCGTCAAAGCCGGTGAGGAGCGGGTCAAAGTCCGCCGCCTGCAGAGACTCAATCTCCACACGCAGAAGCTCTTCGTCCCATCCGGCATCCATCGCCATGCGGTTGTCGGCAATGATGTAGGCTTTCTTCTGGGCTTCGGTGAGGTGGTCGGCAAAGACGCACGGCACCTCGGCGATGCCTTCCTCCTTGGCGGCAAGAATACGACCGTGACCGGCAATAACGCCATAGTCACGGTCGATGATGACAGGATTGATAAAACCGAACTCACGGAGCGAGGAGCGGAGTTTGTTGATCTGCTCCGGCGAATGGGTACGGGCGTTATTGACATAGGGAACCAGCTTCGTGATAGGTACGAGCTGCATCTCGGTCGTTGTTTTCATTAGACCAGCCCCCATTCCGCAAATTTCTCGAAGCCGCCGACCGAGTGGATGTAGTTTCGGGCGATCTCCACGATTTCGGCGTAGGGTCTGCCGTCCACGGCATTGTCCCCAATAGCGCAGCAGAGTGTCACGGGCTTGCCGGTTTCCTGGGCTTTGAGGAAAGCGTAGATATTCACGGACACATCCGCCTTGGACAGATCCTTGCCGTGCAGACCGCCGCCGGTCACCGAGTCAGCCATGTCGGAGCCGAGCTTGCGGTTGGCAGCGCCGGTGTCCACATCGGTACCACCGGTCCAGTCGCCGAGCGGGTTGATCTCCGCATCGGGATACAGCTTTCGGAGTGCATCCGAAGGCGCATTGCTCTGACAGAGAATGAGCCGGTCACCGTCCAGGATGTACTTGCCGTCATTTGGATACACGGAGAAAATGTTCCGTGCGATCTGCGACAGCTCTTTCTGCTCCTCGGTTACGGGCATTCCTTTGAAGATGCCGTTGTCACCGCAGCGGACGCCGTCTGCCTGGTTGTCGGCAAGGTGACTGTCCTGCGGAACTTCCGCATAGTCAATGGTAAGGTTTCCTGCAATGCGGTGAACGGTGGCAACAACCTCCGACTTGTCCAGCATGACGGAGGTTTCCACTATGATGTGGCACACGCCGTGGCCGATGAGGACTTCAACAGCGATGCGGGGATTTTCTGCTTTCTTGTATGCCAGGTCGACAAGCGCACCGGCAATCCTGTCCGCCACCTTGTCCGGGTGGCACGGATTTACTTTTTCAAACATGATGGGTACCTTCCTATTGAAATTTTTCGTAATCCTGGTATAATTGAAATGGGTCGATGTCTACTCCTTCCCGATCCACCAGACCAAGGGTCCGCAAGGACAGCAGCAAACGAGAAAGAACGTACCAAAGGAAGGAGAGTGCATATGAGTAACTTTTTAACGGAAATCACGGAACTGTTTCGCTACGCAAAAACCTATAAACTTTCAACCGTAACCTTGAAAACGCCAATCATTGATTTCTCGTTTGCTCCTTCGACTATTCCGCAGCCTTCTTAATGAGGGCTGCTTTTTTTACCCCTTTCTCGCACGAAGCAGGCGCTCCATAAGGTCATCCTGCGGCGTAGACTCGCCGTATTCCGTGCTGCAGTTTTCTTTCACGATCTGGAATATCTCATTCCAGAGCCGAACCGCCTGGTTCATGTAGTTGATGCCGATGTTGATAAACGGGGACGGAATCGGCTTTCCCGTGGTGGGGTGCTTGGAGAGGAAGCCCATACGGTTGGTCATTTCCTCGCACTGTACCCAGCGGGCGGAACACATGGCGTAGCGCTCCAAAAGCTGCGGCGACACCTTTGCGGCGCAGCCGATGTCTTTGAGCCACTGCCAGGTTTCCGTGTAGATTTCCTGCGCCTGCAGGACGCTGCCGTCCCGCTGCTCGGCGGAAAGAAAATCATGGGGCTTCGGCATAGCAACACCCTCGACTTCGGGAATATCCAGCACTTCAAGTTTTCTGCCGCCGGGATTACCGTTTTCGGCTTTGTCCTTGACTGAGGACTTTTTTCTTCCCGCACCGGGTCTTGCACCGCCGCGCCCGCCTGTGTTATTCGATTTTGTGGGCATCTGAGTTCACCTCCCTTAATTACCCTTTTGATTTCGCCTTTTTCGCACACGTGACCCCGGGCCGTTGCCCGACCGAAAAGGTCCCGGAGATTTTCATCCCCCTACCGATCGCCGAGGTCGTGGTGGATCTTGGTGTGGCAGGACTGACAAAGGCTCATAAGGTTGTCCCTTGCGTGAGTGCCGCCTTTGGAAACGGGCAGAATGTGGTGAACTTCCTGCACCGGAGTCAGCCGACCTTCCTTGAGGCACATCTCACAGAGGGGATGCTCCGCCGCATAGCGGTCACGGATGCGTTTCCATGCTCTGCCGTACTTGCGGTTAACATCGGAGCTGCGCTCGTATTTGTCGTACTTGCGGCGTTCCTCCACACGGTGCTGATTACAAAACTGTCCTTCACAGAGGTTGGGGCAGCCGGGATGAGAACACGGTCGCAACGGTTTCTTCGGCATCGTTTCACCTCCTCGCGGTTAAAGAGGTTTGCGCTAAAATGTATGCAAAACCTCCCTCGCATTAAAAAAAGAGGTTTTGTAGTAAAATGTATACACTACCTCTTTGCATAGGAAAAGCCCCACGGGATTGCTCCCATGAGGCCGTCTCTATTCTTTCTCGCTATTATAATGATACCATAGGTGGGCACTCTCATTCTATGCATTTAACTCTCGTCCTGCAAAATGGCTTCCACTTCTTTTAGAGCTGCGTCATGCATACGGTAAGTGTGCTGGATGCTGTAATTCAAGTCCACAGCAATCTGCTCCCAGGTTATGAAGCAGAGATACCGTTTTTCTAAAATGGTCTGGTATTCCGTATTGGGTACAGCCTTTATAACGCGCATGATCTCACGCTTTAAATCCACGAGCATATCAATGTCCTGATTTAGCTCGTTCTGCAAGTCAATGATTTTGCATATGGCATCTGCCATGCGTGAGCCGCCGTGGTTCGGATTTCTCGGCATATCTGATATAACCGACGTACAGCTGGTAGCCAGTTCGTTCAGAGAAGCTATTTGCTGTATCTTGGAATTGATGCGGTTATCTAAGAATCTTGCCTGCAGTAAGTATTCTTTTGCGGTCATTTTCATTACCTCCGAAATAATGATTGTTTTCGTTGAGGCAGCGAAGCGGTGTATCAGTGAGAAGAGCCGTTTAATATAGCTCTTACCTCTTCCACACAGCGGACAACATAGGCTTTTCCGCCGCAGGCGAGGATTTTGCGGATAGCGACATCCTGCAATGCCGTAGTTTTGCCGGAGTCGGTTTTAACCTCAAAGGCGTAAAACTGACCGCCAATACAGGCAATAATATCGGGAATTCCCGCTGTGCCGTACATACCGCCGTGTTCTTTCCAAGAAAAGCAGTTCGGTACGGTCTTTAGGTACTTGAGAATTGTCCTCACGATATCGGATTCCTTCATCTGTCAAATCATCTCCTTATATATCAAGGCTTCTGACACATTTGACACGAGATTTCTATTTCTATATAAATTGCAGTTGTAAATGCATATATTGGGGGATATACCGTAAATACGGGGTACACATATAAAAATATAGGTTTTTTCGTGTCAAATGCGTCAAATTGGTTTTACCCCAAGACTTCACCGAGACGCAGTCCGGAGATAACACGCTTTTTCCCCAAAGTATCAACACCACGGGTCAAATCCGGCGATGTTAACAGCACTTGCTGAATAAAGGTCTTCTGAGCAAAGGGCTTCATGCCACACTCCTCGCAGTATGCCTTGTAGGTGTTAAACAGCTCGGTAGAACCAACCGATGCCGTGCTGTCAAAGAAGCAATAATCCTTGACGAACGAAAGCACGGAATCACTGTCTTCACGATACTGCTGTAATTCAGCTTTGTTGATTTCTGTTTCGGAGAAGCAATAGTTGTTTGCAATAAGACGCTTCAGTCCTTCGAGAGCAAAGAGGAAGATGCCGTCAGCTTCACTGCGGAATTTATCAATGAGGTTTGGGTCACGCTTATTTGCGGGAACCGTGTGATTAAACCGCATAATAAGGAGTCTGCGGTAAAATCCCTCCGAACGATCTCCGTAGTTTTTTGGAATGCTGTTGCAGGAAAAGAGCAACCGGGCATTGCATTGAAAACTAAAAGGATTTCGGTTCTTTTTTTCGACGGTCAAATAGTCCTCGCCAACGAGCGCCTTGAAGATTCCGTTGTCATCAATGTTCTTCGTGGGTAGGTCCGCAAAGATATTCGCCAATTTACCGAAAAGCTCTGCTGTCTTGAACCGCTCATTCAAAGCCTGCCAAGAAACATTTGACACATTCTGCTTTCCGAGGAGAACATCGTTGAGGACGCGCAAAAGCACACTCTTGCCGGCACCGGCTGCACCTACGATAACAAAGCACTTCTGAGCAGAGTTTACGGGGATCAAAAAATATCCGAGAATCTCCTGTATCAGCTTTACTTGTTCCGTATCTCCGTCCATAGCCTCAAGCAGAAATTTTTTGAAGCGAGGACAGTCGGCCTTTATATCATAGGAAACAGCTAACTGCACCGTAGAATAACAGTCCGGGGAGTGCTCTGTCAGGGTATCTTCGAGAACATTGTAAAGACCGTTTTTGACATTAATGATAAATGGGTTTGCATTAAGTTCGCGGACATCTTTCTGAATATAAAGCCGCCATTGATGTTCGGCGTCGGTGATTTGAGACATTTTCGTTTCGGCAGGGATCATTTTTGCCTGTACCATGCTTTGCGCTTCCATTTCGCTCATCTCGCGGTAAACGCCGCCGCTGTAAACATAGTGCTGTTCGGCAGCATAAAACACTTTTTCGTCCTCTGCCATTTTTGAGGCAAGGACACCGGGCAGAAATTTAAGCCCGTTCTGCGAAGGCTTGTACCAATCCGGCACATCGGTTATAACTCGACGCTCTTTAATTTTGGCATTGGACTGGTATGCCTTGCTGATTTCTTTATAGATTTGCGACAGCGGACGCAGAAAAGCCTGCTTGAATTTAAAATGCTCCTTGATCTCAAAGTTCACAATTGCTTCCGCTGTCACAACATCCTGATTATAGAGGTAAGTTTCGATAAAGATTTTTGCAGTCTGCATATCGGTAATAGCGTCCATAGTCACAGGGAGAGCAGACACAAGTCCGCGCAGAGCGTCGAGGCTCATCGTTTTATAGCAAAGAGCTGCCGGTGCTTTGCAGGCGCATTCGCCGTTTATCATTTTTGGGCATTTGAAACCTTTTTCACCAATCGTATGGCAGGTCATCGGTTTTGTGCCGCTTTCGAGAAAATGATTGATTTTCCGCTGTGTTGTCTGTTCGTTATAGCCCGGATACGGCTTGGACAGCTCGTGGATCAAATCCGTGCCGCCCTCAAAGCCTGCAAGATTCGTAATCATTGCATACCAGTCATGCTCTGAAAGGGTCGCTGCATTTTCACGGCAGTGCTTGATAAAATCACAGCCGTGAAGGAGAATTTCAAGGCCTTTCTCACTGCCGCGCTTGATCTCCACAGGCTTGTCACCCAGTGACGGCAAAACCTCCGCAAGCTGCTCTTGTGTATATCTGCGTTCCGGGTGAAAAGATATGCACTCGACTTTGATGGGGTCTTTCTTGCAGTGATTAAAACCGGGTAGGCGCATAACACGGCTTTCATTTACGCACATAGGATCTCCGTGAAAATGTGCCACAAGTTGTTTCTGTATTGGACGGAAAGCCTCGATCTTTGCGTTCTTGACAAACCAATATACGTGCAACGATTTGCGGGTCTTGATAATCATTGACGGCGGAAGCGGAAAGGCATCGACCGCTCTATGCTGCTCTTCAAACGAAAGATCGTCCATCTCCACAAACTGTGCATTGATGCGGCTGATGCTGCTATCTTCGTGGCCACCGTAATTGACAACATAAAAGATGCCTCTGTCTTTCTCGTTGTGGCTTTTGAGTGCAGGCTCAATGGAGGCAAATTTGCCGGCTTCCGCTTCGAGTTTCGCCCCGGAAAAGACACCGTTTTTCTTGTCGTCAAACACTCTGAAACAAACCGTATCATCGGGATTGAACATCGACAGTAAAATGTCCTGGGCACGGATTTCCATCAAACCACCTCCGAACCGAAGTATTTTATACGCTTGCCGAGGCGCTTTGCCTCCTTGATCTCACGCTCCATCCCAGAGGATAGCTCTTTGCCAAAGCACCAAACTTCATCACACATTTCAAGAAGAGCAATGCCGAACATAGTACCGATCTCCCGTTCGGACGGAATGCTGTCATCCAACATTTGCGGATACAGCAAATGTGCAGCAATAGGCATTTTGCCTTTGCCGATAGCGAATCTGCAGTATCGGATTGTCGCCAGTACATTCTTGTCAACGTCACCGGCATATCTCGAAACAACATATACCTTGGAGCGGGATCTGAGCTCGTTTTCGCGTCTCCATATTTTTCGGCGTTCTTGCCGATATTCTTTCATAATCTGACCCATTGCGGCTCCGGCGGTAGGGTCAGCATAACCTTCGCTGTTTCTGTACATTAAAAATCCTCCAATTCATCCATCCCGCCAAATGTCTCGCCGGCAGAGGCTTCAGCGACGAGGGGTAAGTCAAATTCAGGGAAAGGTTGTTTCTCCATGCAGTTCTTAATAAACTCGACCGCCTCACGGAGCTTGTCCTTTGGGATGATAAAGGTAAGTTCATCGTGAATTTGTAAAATGGGTTTCAGCCAGGGCCTTTGAGGTAAGCCTTCAAGGATTCTGCCGATTGCGAGTTTCAATATATCGGCGGCGGTACCTTGAATCGGGGTGTTCAAAGCACAGCGTTCTGCAAAAGACCGCGTACCCCAATTATCACTGCGGATACCTGGCAGATAACGGCGTCTGCCGAGCCAGGTTTCGCTGTAGACCTTACGGAAAGCATCGGCTTTTGTTTCGGCCTGCCAAGAGGTCAATCCGATATAACCGGCTTTGAGGTTGTTGATGATATCGGCACATTCGCTTTCGGTCTTTTCGACTCCCGCTTTGAATTTCAACGTTTTCTGAAGTCCTCTGGGGAACAAACCGTAAAAGGTACCGAAGTTGACATTCTTGGCAATGGTGCGATGTTCCTTGTATTCAGGTCTATGTTTGTTCTGTGCCTCATCATAGGAACAGCCGAAAATAACTGAAGTTGTTGCTGCATGAATATCTCCGCCGCGGCAGTAAGTATCCATCATTACCGCATCACGGCAATAGAAAGCACCTACACGAAGTTCAATTTGTGAAAAGTCCAAGGAGAGGATAATCTCACCCTCCGGTGCTTTAATAAAACTGCGAACTCCGATTGGGTCATTGGTTTTGCGAGGCATATTCTGTGCATTGGGGTTACGGCAGTTCATTCTGCCCGTATCGGTCGAAAGAGAGAAAAAATCCGGGTGGATATTGCCGGTGGCATTATTGCGGTGACGAAGGTATCCGTCTATGTAGGTGGATTTGATTTTGCTCCACTTGCGAAATTCCTGCACTAACACGAACAATTGTGAAAGTTCCGGCTTGTTCTCATCGCACCATTCTCTGAGCATCACCATAGTCATATCATCTGCTGCCTCTTTGTCAGATGCGGTGGTTTTAAGAATCGGCAGACCTGCAGTTTTGAAAAGGTAATCCTTGAATGCCTTTGTGCTGCAGTTTTCACCGATATCCACATCACCGATAATGAAGCTGATTTCATTCTTGATACGAGTCATCTCGTTTTCCGCCTCTGCTTTACGAGAAAGCATCAGAGAATAATCAACGGGGACGCCGTTATATTTCATAATTCCGAGATACACTGCGGTCGGTGATTCAATTTCTTCAACAATCATGCGGTGCTTAGGAAGAAAGCGGTCAAACCAATCATTGAAAATGCGGTAGAGACGCAGTGCGTAATCAGAGTCGGCTGCACCGTATCGGATAGTTTCGGTGTCCTGTGGATCGAGTTCATCAAAATATCTGCCGGCTGTAACATCAGTGAAAGAAGGCAGTGGTTCTCCGCATAATTCTTCGGCAAGTTTCTTAAGTCCACTCTCACTTAACTTGCGAAACTCAAAGGGGCTTTTTAAGGTCAGCTGCGAAGCCGCAATGGTGTCATATACCGGCGGCATGATCACAATACCGATACCATAGGACATCTGCGATTCAAAAGCCAGGTTATGGGCAATCTTGATGATGCTTTTATCGGAAAGAAAATTGCGCAGGAATTTATCGAAAGCAGCAGCATCAATGTTTGTACCGGATTTATGCGAAACGGGAACATAGATTCCCGTACCTTCTTTTACGGAAAAGGAGCAGCCAACAATATGCGCCTTATGTGCATCAAGGGCCGCCTTGTCCTCGTTTCGATATTCAATGTTGGGAGCGGTTTCATAGTCAAAGGAAATGACCTTCGCTTCACCGAGATATTTTTCAATGCCGTCAACAGTAGTCACGCAAGTATAATTGTTGGTCATAATGATCTCCTTATAGGCATATCTGTGGGGAGAAGAGTTCTCCCCACAGACACACAGGTTTTATTTCAAGGGTTCAATAACTTCGCCCGTCGCAGGGTCAACTATGGGGCTTTCATCTGCGAACGCATCGGCGGAAGTGAGGTTCGCAGCATAGGATTTCATCTGCTCAACCATGGGGGCAAGCGAAGTGATCTCCTCGCTGGAAAGCTGACGGACAAATTTGAACGATGCCTGGGAGTAAGCGATGTTGCTCTCGGACATAGCCTTTTTGAGACTGATAGAGGTCACCACACGTCCAAGGGAGCAGCGCTTGGTGAGCAGGTGCTTGACGTAGTTCTTATAAGCGGCAGACGAACCGACCGGCAGATTGAGAATAACTGGAAACAACTCACCCTCGCGGAGAATGTAGAGCATACGGCGGTTTTTACAAGCCTTGCTCTTTCCGTCACCACTGCCGAATTTGTTGAACGGGCAGGTGTCGCAACTACCGCCAGGTGTTCCGGTACCGCATTTGCCGTCAAAGGAACTGCAGTCGGGAGGATTGCTGCCTCCGGTGTATTTGTCCTTGTAGTAGGCATTGGCGGGATGATTATAGAGAATAACTCCCGCGATTTCCTTGACCATCTGCGTGTCGTTCTCATCTGCACCGGGAATTTCAAAAGCGGTAGATCCTCCGGCAGGGATTTTAATGCGGTCAAGTTGAAGTTCAATACCCGCACAATCTTCGTTCATAGCCTCATTCAGCCATTCCATATCGGCGGATGTTGCAAAGCCACCCTGTGTGGCGAGTGAAGTGTTTTCGTTCTTTGTGATTTCAGTAGACATATTGAGTCCTCCTATAAAAGTAAGTTGGTGTTTTTTCGTTGCGTCAAAATATCAAAGCGGCGGTGAGAGTTGTGTCTGTATCAACCCTTGCGGATGCCGACCGATACTTTTTCAAAGGTGTTCACCACTTCGGTCAGCCACGCTGGGGTCACATCGCCATTAAGCGCAGTCTGCTCTTTGACGAAGGAAGCGAGGGTGTTTGCATTTACGGTTTCGGTGACAATATCGCCGTAGCCGTTGGCTTTGAGCGCCATGATCATTTCGCCTTTTCTGCCTGCCACAGGAGAGGCATAAAGGCGGCTGTTAAGGTAAAAGGTACTGCCGTTGCGAGAAAATCTCTCGCACTCCGCCTCGGCCATAGCGTCGGAAAGTTCAAGGTCAATGCGTTCAATTTCAGCGGTGATGGCTTTCGCCTGTGTATCAAGTTCTTTTTTCTGCACTTTGAGAGCCTTGAGGATATCTGCAAGTTCAAAAATGCGGTTATTTTCCATGTCACTATCTCCTTATTCGATAAATGGATTGATGCCTTTTCGGTAGTCATCAACGAGGGCTTTTGCAAGGTCAACTTTCTGCTGTAAAGCTCGAAGGACCTTGGTGTCCACGGTGCCTTTGGCAACCAGATAAATGTAAAGGCAGTTTTCGGTCTGAGAAACACGATGAATTCGTGCCTTTGCCTGTTCAAAATTGCTCATACTGTAATCAAGAGAGTAAAAAACCATAGTTGATGCAGCCGCCAGCGTAATACCGAGTCCGGCAGCAGCGATCTGCCCTACAAACGCACGACAGTCGGAGTCCTCTTGAAAACGGCGGATTTCTTCTCCGCGGTTCTTAACGCCGCCGCGAACAGACGCAAAGCCTATGCCTCTCTTTTTTAACAGAGCTTCAATGTCGTTCAGCTCCGGAACAAACCGTGCCATCACAACAATTTTCTTTTCCTCAGCCATAGCAGAATCGAGAATATCCGAAAGAGCATCCAGTTTTGCTGTGCTGACGGCATTGTTATCGCCTTCGTCATCGGTGAGGTGTCCACCCGTTACCTGAGATAATCGGAGTAGCTTCGTGAGAATGTTCACTGCCGAAACTTCCTTTTTACCGAGCTCGGTGTAGCTTTCCTTTTGCAGTTCCTTATAGATTTTCATTGCCTTTGGTTCAAGCTCGACGGTGCGGACTTCCTCGGTGATTCCTGGCAGATCCAGGCATTCCTCTTTGGTAACCCGGAATGCTATGGAGTGCATACGCTGAAGAAAATCATCGAGCATATAATTGCGGAAGCGAGGAATGTGATTTCCGTAGCCGACCATATCAAAATATCGGTTGCGGAAGACATAGAAGCTGTCCCCGAACACCTTGCGATTGAGGTAGCGGTATTGTGAAAACACATCAAGTTCTCGGTTTGTGATGACTGTACCCGTAAGCAACAGCTTATAACGGGCTTTATCACCGAAGTGGTGCATTGCCTTGGACTGCGAAGCCCTGGCTTCTTTCAGCTTGTGTGCTTCGTCAGCAATAATGAGATCGGCATCAAAGGCGAGAATGTCCTTTTCAATTCTCCAAGCACTCTCGTAATTGACCACCACGATTTGCAAGCCGTTTCTACCGATGCTACGGAGTGTTTCAGCCTTTTTACTGCTCGGACCTTTCAGCACCGTGAGCGTATAGGGATAGTCAGCAAATCTGCTGAATTCTTCTTCCCAGACACCGAGAATCGAAAGCGGTGCTACGACGAGGACCCTCTTGATTTTCCCAAACTGATACAAGGCGCCGGCAATGCCGATGCTTGTAATGGTTTTACCCGTACCCATCTCCATAAGGAGGGCCACACCGCTGCTGAACTCGCCCGGAAGGATGCCGAATTTAGTGCAGGCAAACTCGAATGCTTTGTACTGATGCGCGTAGGGCTTTGCTTTGACAGGCATTGGAATCGATGGATTTGGCATTATTCCTTTCCACCTCCGCCTGTCACCTCAGTGATGGATACGGTGTCTACAGAGTCGCCGGGAACGAAAATAGTCACCTTGTGGGGTGAGCCAAGCAGCAAGCAGAGAAGTTTTTCTCGAATTGTCACGCTTTGGCAGGCAACAATACCGTCCGTCCGGGGCTTCTTCGAAACACGGATTGAGAGATTGTGTTTCATATCGACCGTCCTTTCTGAAGAGCGGATTTTCATTGCTCTTCATAGGTAGGCCACGGGACCGATAAAATGTGATGGTCTATTTCAGAATTTTTTCGAGTTTTTTTAAAGCTCTCTCCACGGCGTGTGTTATCGCTGTCCAGTGGACGCCTTCTTCCAGGGCGAGCTCCGTTACTTTCCGCCCCTCTAAATAGATGGCTTTGATAAGTTTCTGCTGTCGGGAATTCAGCTGGCTAATAGCATCGTGCAATTTCGTGCTTTCCTCCTTTTTTATGAAGTCCCACTCTACATTTTCTTTCGATGGTATGAGATTCCCGTCGAGGTCAAATGCCTCAAGGGAACAATGACGGCGAGTTTCTCTGTGATTGGCGTTGTACTCCTGGCGATCGAGGTCAAGGACAACGGCACCGATTTCTTCTGAAACCTCGACTTCCGTTACATCTCCGTTTGCAAATGTGTACTTGATTTTCATAATGTGTCCTTTCCGCCTTGGTGGGGACGGCAGGACACAAAGAAAGCCGATACATCTGATGATGCACCGGCAGTAATACCTTGACGGCATGACAAAGCACGGTGGAACACCAGACGAAACAACAACCCTTTATCGGTTGGTGATATCGTTCTGTGTATCCCGCCGCCTTTAATGCGCATCTCAAGGCTTTGAGAAAATTTTGTATGTATCTATAACAGCCGACGCTGTGCCGACCGAAATAAATCTTATAGAAGCGTGTATTTTCTCACATTCAGAGAAAATAAAAAATCCGGCAAATAGCCCTACCTTGTCAGATAGGACTATTTGCCGGATTCTTGTCGATACAAAGTCGAATTCAATCCTTGCAAACTTTAAATGCTGATGCTCTTAACGGTTTCTTCCGAGTTCAGCATTCTGTCGCAGTATTAAATTTTATGCAGGGTTTATCTTGGTTTTGGGAGAGGGCGAGACAACATGAACAAGGACGGTATCGTTTTTTACCTCATAACTCAGCTTTGCCTTACACTTTTTGCAGTCCGCCTCCGTATTGGTGCCTTCCCCTGATTTACCCTGAGTAGCACCGCACACCGGGCATGTAACATATAGCTTTTCCAT